CAACAAGGTGGTGAGACATTGAAAAATACCAATTTAATTAACTCACGTAAATCCAAAGGATTAACACAAGAGCAATTGGCCCATATAGTAGGATGCAAGGGTAGACAAGCCGTTTCTAACTGGGAGAATGGCTATTCAACTCCTCCGTTAGCAATTGCTCTAAAGGTTGCAGAGGTATTAGAAAAAGATGTTGCTTTTTTATTTGGACATAAAGTACAAGAAACTCATACAAATTCAGCCTAACAAGATAAAAAGCCGCAACTATTTTCTTACTATTATCGATTACTAGCTTGCGGGAGGTGATTTGATGAATCAACCCAATCAACCCTCAGAAGAAACAAAAAGAAAAATGGTCGAGTTCTTCATGAGAACTTCGGTTCCAAGAATTCTTGCTGACATTAAGAAACGAGAACAAGAACAAAAAGAACAGGAGGCGTCTTGATGAATCAGTTGCAACAAATTTTTCAATATCAACAGCACCAACTTCGAACAGTCATTAAAGACGGCGAACCTTGGTTTGTCGCGAAAGATGTGTGTGATGTATTAAACCACTCAAATCATAAAGTAGCGGTAACTCGACTAGATGAAGATGAGGTAAGCAAAGTTTACCTCACCGATTCATTAGGGCGTAAGCAACAAACAACTATAGTAAATGAAGCTGGGTTGTATTCACTTATTTTAACTAGCAATAAACCAGAAGCAAAACAGTTCAAACGCTGGGTAACACACGAAGTCATCCCATCCATCCGCAAAACTGGTTATTACTCAATTAAAAAATTGGATTCTTACATGATCGACGATCCAATCGAACGGGCAAAGCGTTGGATTGAAGAGCAAGAAGAAAAACGTGCAATCGAACAAAAACTTCAAATTGCTGCACCAAAAGCTGAAATGTATGATGTCGCACTTAGTGCTGACAATGCACAAACGATGTCAATCGTAGCAAAAACTTTAGGGTATGGACGAAACAGGCTATTCGCTTTCTTGAGAGAGCAAGGAGTTCTGCGTCAAAACAATGAGCCATACCAAGAATTTATTGATCGAGGTTACTTTCGTATTAGACAAGTTCCTATCTCAAGAAGCAGCGGCACTCAAAACAAACCACAAACATTGGTGACAGCCAAAGGTATGGACTATATTGCAAAACTCCTTAAAAAACATGGATTACTCAAACGTGCTCTCTGAATATATACTAGCATTTCCTTCCAAAAATGATGGTAGATTGGGGGTCTTTGAAAATTGAAGATTGGTAGAGCAGCCACAGCTGCGAAGGAAGCGAGAAAACAGATTGGGAAAACACAGTTGCAATTATCAATGGATTTATTCGAATCACGAGAAGCTATTTCTCAACAAGAAAACGGCCGGTATCGTGTTCAACCAAATGTTGCACGATACTTTACCGAAAAGCATAACGACCCGTGGGTTGCACTTGAGGCGGCAGCAGAATATACGGGGTGGGGACCAGTTAAGCTCGATGGAGAAGTGGTAGATCTCCACAGATCGAGCGTTACGATGAAAACTCGCGAGGAGCTCACAGAAGCTCTAGAAGCCATCGAAAATGTTTGTGTCGCCAATCACCCACGATCCATTAGAGAATTTGACAAGCAACATCTTGAAGAAGCGATTTTACAAGCGATTGACGCAATTGTTGCACTTACTCAATACGTTGCGGTCATTTGCAAGGACTACGGATTTTCTTGGATCAAGATGTGGAGCAAACATCGGATGAAATTGAAATCAAGGGGTTATGTGAAATGAACTCATACGAAAAACGCTACTACAAACAGATGGTAAAAGAAATGGAATGTGTACGTGATCTCCTTATTGAAATTGAAGGAAAAATGATTAATCAAAATTATGATTTAGCGATATCACGCTGTTACGACATGATTCGATCATTAGAGACTATGAAAAAAATCCATACGGAAAAACAATTCTTGGATGCATTGGTATCAGCAGGTTTCAGGGTCTTAGGAGGGATGAAATGATCGAGGTATTAACTGTATGGGGATTGTTATTCATAGCAGGTGCATCAATGATCATTTGGAAAGAAACAGAAAAATAAAAAAGCAGCAAGCAAAAGCTTACTGCAAACATAATCAATCGATAATTTCAGTATATCACAAGTCGAAACAGAGGAGCAATCCTCTGTCCGCCGGAATTAGCCTACCGGCGCTGATGAGACAGGCTATAAGGAGGTGAGTATTTTGGTAAAAGTCATCATTTCTGCTGGCAAAAATAGCGTCGATATCAAAGATTTCATCTTGCGATTTGTTGAAGATAACAAATCTGACCGCGAATATGTCAGAAGTCGACTTGTAGGTTATTTTTGGGGAGTTAGTGACATGGGAGGTGAGATTGTAGCATTCAAAGATGGCGAAACATTTAAACTTAGCAAAATGGTCGATGTCATTATTGACGAGTGGGAAGGTGGTGTTGAGTTTGAAATTAACTAAGACAGGAAGGTGAGATTATGCTCGAACATCCAGCGATCACGAGAACGTTACGGACAGGCTATCCGAATATGGTTGCTCAGCCAGAACATGTTGGAATTGACTATTTCGGAGAAGAAATTCTTATTGATGACGATATTGTGGAAGACCCAAACACTGGAGAAACGGTATTGCGAGACAATTTAGAACGCTATCTCTCAGAAGTTTATGATTTCAAGTTTCAAACTGCAAAATAAAAGCTCACTCTGCCAAGTGAGCTCCTAAAAAACAAATCGATTTACATTCATTATATTCGAAGGGAGCGATTGTATGCAAGTTATTGCTAAAACATCTGATATGGATCGTCGAGAATGGCTCGAAGCAAGAACAAAAGGGATTGGTGGCTCTGATGCATCTGTAGTTTTAGGTTTGAACAAATACAAAACTCCATTCGAGTTGTGGCTTGAAAAAACGGGTCAGGTTGTTCCGCAAGAAATACAAAATGATGCTGCGTACTTTGGAACACTTCTGGAAGATTTAGTTGCAAAAGAATTCGAAAAAAGATCGGGGAAAAAAGTACGGAAACGAAATGTGATGTTTCAACATCCTCATCATGAATTCCTTATCGCAAATATCGACCGATTCGTTGTCGGTGAGAAAGCTATATTGGAATGCAAAACAGCTTCTGCTTTTCTCTCGAAAGAATGGGAAGGTGATGAAATACCGGAAGCATACATCGTTCAAGTACAGCATTATCTCGGCGTTCTTGGTCCAGAGTACAAAAAAGGGTATTTCGCAGTTTTGATCGGCGGACAAAAATTCATCTGGAAAGAGATCGAACGTGATGATGAACTAATCCAGATGATTTTCCAAGCGGAAATTGATTTTTGGAAAAATCACGTTGAAAAGAATATTCCTCCTGCATTAGATGGATCGTCGGCAGCAGAACAGTATTTAAAGGAACGGTATGCAGAGGCAGAACAAGGAAAAAGTATTGATTTGAAACGTGAGTACAAAGACAAAATCGATGAATACCTTTCCTTAAAAGAGACCATCAAGGAACTAGATGAGCGAGCAAAAGCCCTTGAAAATGCCATCAAAAACGAATTGAAAGATGCAGAAACTGGTTTTGTACAAAACTATCAGGTTAGTTGGAAGTCCGTTACATCTAATAGAGTAGACACCAAAAAACTAAAGTCACAATTTCCGCAGGTTTATGAACAGGTTATCAAGCCTTCAAGTTATCGAAAATTTAGCATCAAACAAATTGGATAGGGGGGATGAAATAAATGGCAACAACAAAAGATTTAAAAAACAAGTTAGCAACTAAAAAAGAAAACAAAGCACCTACTACTGGGGTTACATTAAAATCTTTACTTCAAAGTCAAACTGTAAAAAGTAGATTAGAAGAGGTTCTTGGCAAAAGGGCCTCGCAATTCGCGACATCCATTTTGAACTTATACAGCAGCGAGGCTGCATTACAAAAATGTGACCCAATGTCCATCATTTCAAGCGCAATGGTTGCTGCGACATTGGACCTTCCGGTAGACAAAAATCTCGGATACGCATGGATCATTCCATACGGCAATAAGGCTCAATTCCAGTTAGGTTACAAGGGATATATTCAGCTTGCACTTAGAACAGGTCAGTATAAATCAATCAATGTAATTGAGGTATATGAAGGTGAATTAAAGAAGTGGAACCGTCTAACAGAAGAATTTGAAATTGATTTTGATGGAAAAAAATCGGACGCAGTTATTGGTTACGCAGCTTACTTTGAATTAATTAATGGATTCAGGAAAACAGTTTACTGGACCAAAGAAGAAGTTGAAAAGCATCGGAAACGTTTCAGCAAATCTGATTATGGATGGAAACAAGATTGGGATGCCATGGCAAAGAAAACGGTTCTAAAAAATATGCTTTCCAAATGGGGAATTCTCTCTATCGAAATGCAAAAAGCATTTAGTGAAGATGAAGAAACGAGAGAGGTAAAGGATATCACAGACGAAGCACAAGAACTTGAAACAATTGATGGAGAAGCCGTTGAGCTTACAGAAGATGAGGAACCAAAAGAGGAAGAAAAACCAAGCGCCTTTGAGCAGGAGAGTTTTGATATTGAATGATCGAAATACCTGTTTCTATACCCGACTGTTACGTTTGGCTGACGGAAGGAGCGAGAAATCGCCCTTCTCTGTTCAAACGTTATGTAATAGGTTACTTGAAAATTACGCATCCAGAATTGGAACTGATTAAGATTGATGGAATGAAGGCGGTTTGCAAGAAGAAATAATTTTTGTTAAAGGGAGGCGAGGTGATATGGCAAGTCCACAAAAAGAAAACGGTTTTACTCCTATTGCTCATGAAATTTTAGAAGAAGTCGTAAAAAGAAAATTTACAGCAACACAATTAAACGTTTTGATGGTTGTTTGGAGAATGACTTATGGATTTAATAGGAAAGATCATGAACTGTCTGTAAGTTTCTTTGTAAATAGTACTGGTTTTTCTAAAAGGAATGTCCAAGAAGCGATTAACCAACTAATAGAAATGAATGTTTTGATCGAAACGAAAAAAGCTAGTTTTAACCAGACGAGAAAAATAGCCTTTAACAAAAATTATGACGAATGGAAAGTAAACAGTAGAACTAAAAGCAACCAGATGAACCAGAGTTCACCTGTAGAAGAAGAGGTTACTTCACCAGATGAACCAGAGTTCACCTCACCAGATGAACCAGAGTTCACCCAAGAAAGAAATATTAAAGAAATATTAAAGAAAGAAGAAGAAGAAGAGAACCCGATCACACTTTACGAAAAAAACTTTTATCCATTAACGCCAATTCAGATGGAAAGTTTATGGAAATGGGTAGATGATTTCAATGGAAATAAAAAAGTTATTTGCCTAGCGATTAAAGAAACAGCCTTAAAAAATCCTAAAGTACCCTTTAGATATTTAGAACGAATTTTGAATGATTGGTACAGGCGTAAATTGTTTACGGTTGATGATGTCATGAAAGAAAAAAGACGTTACGAACAATCGAAAATAATCCAATACCCTTCAAATAAAAAACGGTCACTATTTGATCAAGGAGAAGAAAGCAGAAGGAGACAAGCTGCAGCTGAGGCAAGAGCTGAAATGATAGATGATAACGAATTGAGAAAAATGGTTGAAGAAATGCCTTACTAAAGAGGTGTTTGTATGGAATTCACTACAGTTCTAAATTTATTAGGGTTACATCGTGTTGAACATCTTATATACAAATGCCGCCCTGATCTATCAGGGAAAATTGAAAACGTTAAAGTTCGAAATGTACTTTGTGATCGTTGCGGACGACCGAATATATTCGAGTGGGAATATACACTCGACGGACAAAAAGAAACATACTCTGTATCAAAAATTTGTTCAAATTGCATGAAAGGAAAATATTCAAAAGAGATTACTCAAGAATTGGAAAACCGGAAGAAACAATTAATCCTCAACAAATGGTATCGCATAGATGAAGATGATGCTTGCGGATTTAAAAATTACGAGACATATAACAAGATTACCAAAAATGCGCTAGATACAGCAATGAAATATACAAAAACAATCATTAATGAGCAAACAAAAAACTTATTGATAATGGGCTCAACAGGAACTGGAAAAACACATCTTGCTAAGACGATTGCCAAAACAGCAAAATCCAAGGGAATTAAAACAGCTTACATTGAATCAGTTGACCTTTTCGGTCTTATTAAACAGACATTCGGAAATGATACAAACTATCAAAGGTTTTATGAAGAGTTTAAGAGTTTTGATGTCATGGTTATTGATGATGTTGGGTTAGAAACAAATAAACAAGCTGATATTTCCTGGCATGTCAACGAATGGACGAAGCTTGTAAATGCCAGAAAGGGAAAATCAACAGTATATACAACAAATTTTGATGACATAACATTGCCGGAAGTAGTCGGGAAACGTGCATCAAGCCGTATGTACGAAAAATCTGACTTTATTGATTTGTTTACGGATGACTATAGAAAGAAGATAAAGGCTTAGGTAGGAAGGTGATGTAAATGTGTAAACACTGCCACGGTTACGGTCGGACATATACAGAGATGTTTCCCGGAGTATGGAAAATACAGCCTTGTACTTGCAGAGCAAACAGCACTTTTGATGAACGGATGAAGCGAAACAGAAGGAGGATTGAAAAAGCATATGAACGGTTTGGCATCAGAAGCGAAAGCTGTTGCGGGGATTGAAAATCGGTATATGACGGAATGCAGGAACGGCATTTATATAGCTTGTGAAAACCTCAATTTTGTTTGGGATTCGAAAGAAGTTCAGGAATTTGACCGGCTTTGGAAAGAGCTGAAAAAGGATGGAAAAACATCGTTTGAGATCGTGCAAGAACTTGCTGAACATTTTGATCGTGATCCAGACGAAGTGGCGATATTAGCCATTTGTCGAGGGAGAAGAGGGCGGATTTAGGAGGTGTAGTAGGTGATCAATGTCGGGGATTGGGTGAGAGTGAAGGTCAATGAACGTTATGTTTACGGGTACGTTGATTATATTTCGGAATCTGAAAATGTTTATCTAAGAAAGGTTTACACGGAATTTATTAATAGCGATGAAAAATATTTCTATGGATATCGAAACAATCTCGGCATGTTTGAATCTTATCGTGTTGAAAAACTTGATCAATCTATTAGTGACGATGATTTGAACATATTGATTGACTTATCACTAGACACAAAGGATCGTGAATGGTTCTTAGAGTTAGCAAAGAGAATGGAGGGTATTAAACGAAATGGCAGTTCCAAAAGAAGCAGTCGAAAAGAGAAAGAAGTTTCTAATTGATTGGTTGATCAATCATGAGGTGTATGAATCGAAAGATGGCAGGCAGCTGTACGAATTGTCGCTTGGAGAACTTGAACACATGTATATAGCAGAGAGAATCAAGATCGGGAAGGAGATGTCGAAGATTGAGGATTGAAACGATCAGCTTTAGCCAGGAATTGAAGCGACAAATTGTTATTAGACAGCTAATTGATCTAGGAGTTCATGAACATCAAGGTCAATCCATCTATGATTTGGACTACTACACTTTGCGACATTTACTAGCAACTCAAAGGGCGGTGCAATCGTGAAAACATACACTCTGACTTATGCGGTATTTTCAATACTAGCCATGTCGATAGGATTTATCTTGGGATTTTTGGTAGGAATGCTATTTTAGGGGGCGGCGGAATGAGCAAACTTGATTTAAACAATATCAACCAACAGTTGATTGTTGTGGGAATGGCTGGGCTTGTAGAGGATGAAGGATTGACGCCACATGAGGTATTTCAGTTACTGGAAGAAATCAAGCAAAACACAATCCATGCTCTTATAGAAATGCACAGGGAGGCTAAACGATGAATCTGTCAAAGTTGTTTGAGTTGCAGCGCCAGCTGGACGAAAGGATTGAACGGGAACATCCGAGACAAGAAGGTGAAGATCGGCTGGCGAAGAAAATTCTTGCGTTATTGGTAGAACTTGGTGAGTTGGCGAATGAGGCTAGATTTTTCAAATATTGGAGCCATGACCAGGATCCGAGAATAGGAATTCCATCAGTACATTATGACGAAATTTTGGGCCATGACGTTATTGAGTATGTTGGACCCAATCCACTCCTTGAAGAATACGTAGACTGCCTGCATTTCATCTTGTCGATTGGATTGGAGATCACAGAACCGGACATGCTCGACCTTAAACGTTGGAATTTAACCAAAGCGGACAACATAACCGAACAATTTTTGTGGCTTATGGCCGATGTAACTGACCTATATAACGGCCTATACCATGACGGTAATTTCAAATTTGATTATGAGTTTTTGTTATTGCAATTCATTCATTTGGGCGAAATGCTCGGTTTCACATGGTCGGAGATCGAAGAAGCGTATCTGCGGAAAAACGCCGTCAATCACCAGCGCCAGGAGAGTGGATACTGATGATTCAATTCACTGTCTATGGGGAACCAGTTGCTCAAGGGCGACCGAGAGCCACAAACATAAACGGCCATATCCGAATGTATGACCCGAAAAAATCGAGCGATTTTAAAAATTACGTCCGGCTTGTTGCATCTGAACACCGACCGGACAAGCTGTTGGAAGGTCCTATTTCTCTTACAGTGAAGGTTTACAAGAAATCTCTTAAATCGTTCAGTAAGAAAAAAATCGCTGCGGCCGAAGCTGGTGAGCTCCGGCCAACAAGTAAGCCCGATGTAGATAACTATGCGAAATCAATAAAAGATGCACTCAAAAACGTCATTTGGAAAGACGACAGCCAAGTGGTAGACTTGCATATTTCCAAATGGTACAGCGAAACACCGAGGGTTGAAATCGCCATAAAGGAGTTGGAAGTATGCAAAACGTCTTGATCGCAGACGACCGGCCGGCATGGATGATTCGTGAGGACAAGCTGATGGCGTGCATGACACGCTGTCGCTTGTTCCGGAAATGTAGTAGCAGGATGGGGAATGATTGCAAGCATTTAGGAGGAACGGAGATTCCAAAGGTTCGGGGGTAACTACAATGCAGATGACGATCTTTGATTTTGTGGAAGACGGACAGATAGCGGATATCAGCATATTGAACAGGATACAGAGTGCTTTTCCCGGCTGGGAAGTGATCGGATACACCAAGACATACGAATGGAATTGGAAGGACGGCAAACAAGAGGACTATTCAGCGATTATTAGGCGCAATGACGAGTATTTGTGGGTTGATGTGTGGTTGTACGAAGACGGACGGACACAACAAGGCTATGTTCAACGGGCAGACTTCGAACCATATTGGTTTGATCAGTATGAGAAAAAACATTGGGTATGGCGATCGCTTGATGATAGAAACCGAGTGTTTGAGGTTGCAAGGCAAAATCGGTAGCGAGATTCCAAAGGTTCGGGGTTGAACGAAACTGTGTGACTGGAGGGAATATGAAATTGATAAAAATGCTATTCAAAATATACGGTTGGATTATTATTCGTCCTATACGTTGGTTCTTCTGGAAAATGATAATTAATACAAGTTTGCGTTTAGTTCCAAAAAAGGATTTTGATAAATGGAGACTACCAAACCTTCATTGGTGGCTACTGTATAAAACGATATTTAAATTCTTCAAATGGTTGTATTACGAGGCATGGAGACCTTTTTGTAAATGGTCAAACGGATGGAGACAAACTTACCCATTGCCCGCAAAAATAATTCATAGAATAGGTGAAACAACAGCAGGTTTTGCTATTAGTGGAGGACAATGTTACCATTGCGGTTCTAAATCCGGAGACCCAGTAAATTTATCAATGGATGATACAGGTCAACATTTTAAGCTATTAAAAACATGGTCAGTAGGTACACCGGATGGTACAGACTATCGGTTTTATGGAATTACAATTTGTCCTAGATGTGGTTATGAATCTGAATATGAAGATGGTTCGCTGTAAATTAATTCGCAGTTTGTAGAAGGAGAGTAAATGAATGGGTGTTCATCGGAATGTTGGTTATGATAAATTCCCAAAACAAGGAAGAAACTTAGGATCATTTGTAGAAGTTTGTTTTAACTATGATACAAGTAAAACTATTAACGGAATGATCGTTCGTGACGATAGAGAAGAGCCAGGATTAACAATAATCCAACTCGCAGATGGAAGATATGTTTTGGCAACAGAGTGTCAGTATTCGATACGAAAATAATCCGAACGATGAAGGTGATCTCATGGGCAAATCACTTCGAAAAATCAAACGTGAGAGGGAGAAAATTTCTTCTCCCTTTCATACAGAGGTTATGGCAGCTTGGAACAAGGGATTTGCAGCAGGTGCCAAGCAGCAAATGAAACAAGACACAGAA